CCAAGATAGCTTTCGCTTCTTGGGAGACACCTTGCGACACTAGGGCGGGTGTTTGAGACTTTGGATCAATGGGCTCTCTGTTAAACGAAGACTAATAGTCTTAACAGTAAACAAATACTGATAACATTTAATAGAGGGTTGCGTTGAGACATAGATCTCTAAGGACCTATGGTTGGGCAACCATAACCTAAAGTCAAACAGCCCGGGTTCTTCAGGCTTACTTTAGGAGGTTTGGTTCGTCCTTTAGGCTCTTTTGTGTATGTTGGACCAGTTAAGAAGTGCTAAACAGCGAAAGCTGCAATTAGCTTAGGGATTAAAGCCCAATCTTTTAATCTGGCAACCTCTATACAGAATCCTATTGGTTGTTCCTCCCCTTTGGTGGGTAAGCGATTCCGCGACTTTAACTAATTAACACCTAGTACAACTCTAACCGGGCTGGCGCCCCGCCATGGGTTGGTGGAGCGGCAAACGCCTGAAGACTCCTCAAAACATATCTATATTAAATCAGCCACAGAATACAAACGTTTAAATATTATACGGAAGTTAGTTCCGAAAATACTAACCGCTTATTCAGTGGATTCTGAGTTAACTAGACCATGGATTGAGTCTTTCCTGGAGGCCTTCGCGGAAAGGGCTAAACACAGAGGGTTAGAGGACACTGTCAAACATTATAAAGATGTTAGACTTTGTTTCACTCGATACCTTAGTGGTGAAGCCCTCCTACAGCACGGACAAGTATCTTTAGATTCTAATGGGTTCCCTTCGGAACTCAAGGAATTTAAGGATTATCTAGTTAGTAGTGAAGGAGAGGATCGGACTAATGTTTTAAGATGTATAAATACACTTTTAACTATAGGTCGAGCCTTCAAATTCAAACCTAAACTAGATGTTCAAACTATAATAGACCCTTGAAATGGGCAACTTCCTGAAATAGGGGAAGATACTCATAAGAGTATTCTAAAAAGTTTAAAACTTAGACCGGCTGACTGCTTCTGAGATGAGTTTCATATGAGTACCAAGAAAGGACCTAATGGCCCTGCTATGGCTACTTCATTAACGGACCTTGCCTCATTACCTCAACAAACTATAGAAGATATAATATCTATAGGAGGTAGTAAGCTAGGGTATCGTATAAATGTAAATAGTATAGCTAGCCCTCTTAGAGGACTTACTATGTTACAAATATGAAAACAAATCTTTAAGAAGGAGGCGAAGTGACCCAGAAAGTTGAGTTACTTCAGTGACAAAGAAGGTAAGACTCGAGTAATTGCCATCCTTGACTATTGGTCGCAAACAGCCCTAAGACCCATACACAATCATTTGATGAAAGTGTTAAGGGGGATAAGATCTGATTGTACCTTTAATCAAGAGGGGTTTTACAAGAAGCTTCCTTCCTGTGGACCTTACTATTGTTTTGACCTCTCCGCAGCTACTGACAGAATGCCCATCTTGTTACAGATGAAGATTTTGAAAGAAGTTATCGGGGAAGAAAGAACTTTAGCTTGGTCCCGTCTGTTGACCAGTTTGGGTTATGAGAATGTAGACTATCCTAGCAAGATTCATTACCTTGCAGGACAGCCTATGGGTGCGTATAGTTCCTGAGCCGTAATGGCTACAACCCATCACTACATAGTACAGTTAGCTTCCCGGAGAGCCGGTTTACGGTTCTTTTGGGACTACTGTTTACTAGGTGATGATTTGGTTATAGCTCATGAGGGGGTTGCTGCACAATATAAGATCTTGTGTTCAATCCTTGATATGCCTATCTCTGACGCGAAGACACATGTATCGTTAGATACATTTGAATTTGCCAAGAGATGGTTTCATCGAGGTGTTGAGGTCACAGGATATAGTATTGGTGGTTTGCTTGAAACTTGGAAACGTTATTCAACGTTACACGAGTTCTTGCAGAACCAGCAATCCCACGGATGAAGACTAGGTCTACAAGGGAGACCGGGTCTAATATCCGATATATATAACATTTTCGGAAAGTCTAGTGACAGACCTATTAAGTTATATATATTGTACTACTACATACGTGAGGTTGACCGCCTTATTAAGGAGGTCGGACCTGTGGTATGACACCCGGAAAAGGAGGCTTACAGCGGTAGTTTATTATCCGCTGCAACCAAACTTTTCGGAGTGCCGCAGCCAGTTTCCGAACGTTGTTTGTTCGCTACCCCTAATTATGAGGTAGTAGAGCATATGATGCAAGAGATAAAGCTGCGTATAGTAGAACAGGATATTGGGAGATTGTTCGAAAATACTGATAAGATATTAAATAAATTATCTGTACAATTCAAATCAGTCTTCCCAGACTTGGACGACCGAGCATACAGAGCTCTTCTTGGGATATGTTACCCTGCTTTTGATGTTGCTAACAAAACACTAAGACAAAGTGTGGACTACGTGAATCGCCTTGCGGCGAATGACGAGACACTTAATATCTTTGAACTAGGGTTAAGTAAGTACTTCATTGCAGAAGGTATTTTCTCCCTCAGAACCGCGCACTCCATATCACTGGCTGAATCACAGATGACGAAGTGATTCCTCTATGTAATGCGCTATCGCTTAGAAAAGGAGAACTCCCTTCTTAAATACATTGGCTTGGCAACTCATGAGGGTGTAAACCCAGAGTGATATTACCCACCACGTATGAAGAGTCGGGAAGCTTACTTTAGGAAGCGACGTGCACTAAATAGGGCCTCAGCTAAGTCTAAAGTGACTCTGAACCACTAATAAGTAGTGCGCCCTACCTAAACAAAAGTATTTATGGATCTATTAACCTTTCTTGTATTTGAAGGATGGTCCCTCTAACTACTTTGGGGTTGTGAGAACCAC